CCATTAATGTATTCAGCAATCATTACTGGTACATCATTATTAAATTGAAATGCCCATTCTAAGTTATCAATTTTATGGTTTACAATTGTAACTGTTCCCAAGTTTTGTTTATTGTTGCTCATTGTTCTTCTTTCTCCTACGCTTTGGTTGCTCGTCGTCTGCGATAGTCGCTCTCTCGATTGCTTGTTGCTTCTCTCGCCATTCTGCTTGCTCTTTGATTGAGTTTAGTTTTTGGTTGCAAAAAATCAAGAGTGAGAAATAACTCTCAACAAAGCAAGTAGAGCAAGATGGCATCGAACGACCATACAAAGATTGATAGACGCTTCTTAAACGATGCGCTTCTTCTGGGTTCAATGACAACACTTGTGTCTTTTTGTACTCGTTGTATTTAGGTTCTAGACTTACAACGAACTCGATGTCTTCAAAATTCATATTTTAGTTTCTAATAGTGCGACAATGATAGTAGAGATAGACGCGTAGAGAATGCCTACGAGACCGTATTGATAAGTGAAGTAGGCGAGACCAATCCAAAACGACATACAAAATGCGCAATCAAAAGGCTTCATTCGTTGCCAGTTGAAAGGGTTACTTCCGTAGATGTAAGACTTGATGTAGTCTGCAGGTTTGCCAAAGTTTACGAGTATGATGCTAAATGAAGCAATACCCAAGATTTCTAGATGTGTCATTAATAGTGATTTTTGTAGTATAGTTGTGCGAGAACTTGCGCTTTGTTTGAATGCGCGTTTAAGTCTGTCTCGTAGCCATCGACGAATGCTTTCTTCAATAGTGCTTCTTCTTCTTCGACGAGTCCGTCAAATTGCTTGTGAAGTCTTCTCACTTCTTCTGCTTTCAAAGTGTCACCACATTCTTCGTGGATGCTTGCAAGATTCGTCAAAAATCTATCGACGAACTTCATTGGGGTTTGTTTTCTCATATTGTTCTTGTACTAGTTGTTTCATTAGTTTTACTACGCGTAAGATTTCTCGTACGCTTATTCCTGTTTTGCGATGCAAAGAACGTGCGCTATTTCCTTCGAGCCACATCTTAAAGAGTTCACGCTCGTACCAATGAGAAGACTCAATGATAAAGTCGTACGCTCGTATTTTGCTTCTCTCTTGCTCATAGTCTTCTATTTGTACTAGATGGTCTTTGTCATCACTTTGTAAGTTACACTCGTACACATCAACGCTGTCGTAGATACGATTTTGTTGAAAGGGGTGACGATTGCCATTGATGGCGGTGTGAAGTACCTTGATAGCCCACCATTGTAAGTATCCGTCGTTGTGTAACTTCTCAACATATGCGTCGTCTTTTTCGAGTAGTAGTAGAAAAAAGTATTGGTATAGTTCTCTTGCTAGTTCTTTGTTCTTTGAGATGCGAAGACACGTATCGAATACCCACTTTTGAGTTGTTAGATTTTCGATGATTTGCGACTTCTTCAACGATGCAAATATAGAAAAAGATTTTGTATTTACAAACTATTTTTTCTCAATGCTTACAAAATACCCGTCTTTTTCATATCTCTTCTTCGTACGCAACACATCGCTCTCTTCTTTCAAGATGTGAATTGATGACGATAGATTCTTGGTCGCGGTAAGAATCCAATAGTTCAAGAGTTTGTTGATAGGTTTTGGCGAAGTTTCTGTCATATTCGATGAGGTCTTGAGATTGTCGTACGCTATGAATGATTGTCGAATGGTCTCGATTGATTATTCTACCAATTGAATCTAGTGACATACCTAGCGTCTTTCTGCAAATGTAATTAAAAGTGTGACGACCATACAAGATGTGTTGTTTGCGAATGTGTGAGTAGATATCGTCTGGGGTGATGTCGTATACTTGACAAACACATCTCATCGCATCTTCCCATTTTGCATTGTTCTTATTAATATCGATTTTCGGTTTCAATATCTCACGGCGTAGCCCTTGAATGATTCTCTCGTAATTGTTCTTTTGTTCAATTATCATAAGTCTTTGTCTCTTTACTTCCTGTTTTAAGATGTGAAGTTCTTGATAGTGTGTCATAGTTTTTCGATTTGTTCTAATAGTTGGAATGCTAGTTCTTCATCAAACTCGCTTTGATTTTGACGATTCTTTTGGTCAAACTTTGAGTCAATCATTTTGACGAAGTGTGAGTTCTTTGCTTTGGCTTCGTTAATTGTCTTCTTTAAGTCGTTGTTTACCATCTCGCGAATGTATTGGTATTGTATACTCAACGCTCTAGCAAGAATGTAGGCTCTTCTGATTTCTTTTATTTGATTCATATTCTTTCTTTGTATGATGTGTATTGCCCTTCAAAAAGTGTAGGTATAGTCACACATTCTCCGTTTCTGTTTTTTGCGATAATTAACTCAGCGTCTTCTATCTGTGGTTTGTCTTGGTCGTAGTAGGCAGGTCTAAAAGGGAACATCACAATATCCGCATCTTGTTCTATTGCACCACTCTCTCTCAAGTCACTCAACATAGGTCTCTTGTCTGCTCTCTCTTCGCTCTTACGAGATAACTGAGCCAATATAATGACGGTGATTTTTAACTCTTTAGCCAGCAATTTGAGACCTCGTGAGATTTCTGCTATCTCTTGTTCTCGATTTGCTTTTGTACCCTTTACTAATTGAATGTAATCAATGACAAGTAGTTCTAGACCGTGACGCGATTTGTGTAATTTTACTTTTGCTTTTATTTGACTTATGGTTGTATCTGCGTCGTCATCAATGTAAAAGTTGATTTGTTGATTGTTAGCAATGTCTATGATTTGGTACATATCGCTTTTTTGCATTGACCCATTTCTTATCTTGTAGTTTGGAATGTCTCCAATCAAAGAAATGTATCGCTTTGCTAGTTGCTCGTTGCTCATCTCAAGAGATAAGAATAACGCTTTACCATTATACTTTGCAAAGTCTTTTGTGAGCGTTAAGGCGATAGCAGTCTTCCCCATTCCCGGACGACCTGCAAGTACAATCAAATCTCCTTCATTGTAACCGCCTATGTATTTATCTAGCGAACGCCATCCAGTTTGTTTACCTGTCAAAGCGTTTCCTTTTTCAATGTTCTCAACTATCTCATCTACTACTTTGTTTGTCACCTTGACAATACTTGACGGCTCTTTATGACTTGAGAAAGTAGTCTCGTCGATTATCTTTTGCAAATCAACGACCATCTCTTTTAACTCTTGAGTCAAATTCAAGGAGGTAATTCTTTGAACTAGATTCTCTTTGACATATGCGTATTCTAATTGTTGCAAATGATAAGAGACACTAGACATACCTGTTGCGTTCTGTTGTAGTTGTACGATAAATAGTATATCCTGCTGTGAGAAATACTTCATCAAACTCACCATATCTATTGGTTTGTTCTCATAGTACAACGTTGTCATCACGTCAATCAATTTATTTAACAAAGAATCTTTGAACCAATTCTTGTTAATCTTTGGCAAAATGTGTCTACTCTCTTCGTAGAATAATAAGTTCGATACTATGCTTTGTTCTGTATTCATATTTTAAATAGTTCTTTTTCTTCTTCTGTAAATGTAGCAAGTTTTGGTCTGTTGATTGTTGTGGTTGTTTTTAAATTCCCATCCTTCCAAGTAATGACGCAAGCCTTCCAATTCTTAACAGGGTTTTTTCCAATCATCCAACCCTTTGCTTCGTAGTGATTGTAGAAACGTTCTGCGATATTATTCATTCCTTGTTCTTCCATATACAAACCAATCTCTTCTATTGTAGGTTTCTTAAACCTATTATCTTTTTTTTCTTTTTCTTCTTGTCTTTCTTCTTCTTCTTTAATTGGTGTCGTTTGAATTTCGTTTGTGTTTCGTTTGCGTTTCACTTGCGTTTCACTTGCGTTTCGCTCGTCTTGGTAACTTGCATAATTACAAACAGTTAGGTGTGTCGTTATGTTGTCACTTGTCAATACAATCATTGAATCATTTTGCAACAAATTTAGAAACCTCCTTACTTTGGTTTTGTCCCATTTCCACCGTTTTGCCCATGTGTCTAATGAGAATATACTTTCACCCCTTCTTATGATATACACTTTACCCTTTATTATTTGTTTAGAGTCAGCGTAATTCACAGAAAGCAATATATCATTCCACGCTTCAAATCTGCTATAGACACGGTCTTCTTGATACAACCAATGGTCTTTGATTGACCTGTGTATTTTAATCCATCCACTCATAAATAAAAAAATCTTTGATTCTTTGACTTTTGAAATATTCTCATTGCGTGACGCATATAAGGCTCATTAATATATAAACACGCGTCTTTTAATGAGTCATATTTTTTGTTTGTTATAATGTCTATAACTGCTTTAGAGCGACTTTTAATAACTGCTTTTCTCGTCGATTCACATAGTCCATTTTCCCAAGCGTGTTGAATATTCTCTTTAGCGGTTACCCATTCAAGATTGCCGATATGATTATTTGTCTTTGTACCATCTATATGATTTACTTGTGGCTTATTGTAAGTATTTTCTATATATGATAACGCAACTAATTGATGAAGCAATATTTTTCTTTTTTTACCTTTCATAGATAAAATTACAAATAAGTAATTACCTGCTTGTAATCCGGGTTTTAGAATACGCTCCTTGCCGTGCTTAAAACTTTTAACTCGACCATAAGTGGACACTTGGTACTCACCATTGCTATCAGCAACTGCTTTCCAAATTTCTTTTGTGTTCATTTTTTTGCATAAAAAAAGCCCTTGAACAAATCATCAAGTACGAGTTGATGAGATGCCAAGGGCAAAGGTCTTTGTTAGTTGTCTCGTACACAACTCTAATACTACACAAAAGTAGCGTTTTTTATTTATTGTTACAACTGTCTGTAATTTATTTTTAGTTTGTCAAGTCCTTGCGTATCTCGATATAGTTTGTCGAATATGACGCATTTTAAGCCACTCTGTTTGATTATCTTAGAGCATTGCATACAAGGTGACATCGTGACGTACATCGTTGCACCTTGAGTGTTTAAACCCGCTTTTAAGATTGCATTCATTTCCGCGTGAATGACTTCGTCTTTTGTCACATCGTTCTCTTCGCATTCGTTACAAAATCCGCTGGGTGTACCATTGTACCCATAAGAGAGTATATTTCTATCTTTGACGATGACTGCGCCTACTTTTGCGCGATTGCACCTAGATAGTTTAGAGACTACGTGCGCTATGTCCATATACATAACGTCAAATTGTTCACTCCTGTTCGTCATACTTTCCTACATAAAATCCTAAAGTGAATGACATTGCGATAAATCCAAGCCATACTACAAGTTGAAAGTTTGTCATAGTATTCTAGTTTTAAAGATTTCGACGATTTCTGAAAAGTTGTCTCCGTGTACTTCGTAATGACCAGTCGAAGACATTGGAAGCATCGCGTGAACTTGCAAGTCCATCGAGTAACTTTCTTCTAGTTGATGTTGAATTTCTTCAATTGTAGGTTCGCTATCAAAGACACACAAGATATCTTTGTCTTCGTTGACGAGAACATAGCCTATGCCATTCAACCTGTTTGCAAATTGTTGAGCGTAGACGTTCTTCTCAAAACGACCTATGATTGATTGATTGTAGTAGACGCGATATTCGCTCACGCCATTTACGGTTGCTTGTACGATTCTTGTATTCATCTTGATTTGCCTTTATACATTTTGTAGAGTTGTTGACGTTGATATTGAATTGCTTCATTGTAACCTTCAATAAATCTGTCTTTCTCGAATTGATAAGGAGTCGCTTCTTTGATTTCTTTCTTCGACTTCTTTGTCAATAAGTGACTCGCGTACATTACTACAAACGTAGCAGGTGCGAGAATGATTGGGTATATGATGTCTAGTGCCATAGTC